CAATAAATATGGCATATCCTACCTCTATCTCAGCTGCTCAGTATTCTGCGCTAGCTGTTTCTCGTCTAGCAGTACCTGCTACTATTAATGAAGCTAACCTAAAAACAAACTTTGCTACTACCAGTAACTTTGTTGAAATTCAAAACATTCGCGACATGCCAGCTTTCGGTACTCCTGCGAATATCGTTAAAGTTCCTGTTTATGGCCAAGCACAGACCCAGTCAATTGGTGCTCAGTCAGATGCTCCTGACTTAGAGTTGTCAATTAACTTTGTTCCTTCACTTTGGGCAAAGAATGGTGCAGCTTTCTCTGCTACAGGTACTCTCGGCGATGCTGTTTCTGATGGCGTGGCTAAAGTATTCCAGTTCGCACTACTTCCAGCTAAACCTCCTGCTCTAACAACTGCGCTAACAGCGGGTGTTGGTGGTACTACAGCTGCCCCAATTCCGAATGCTCTTATCTATTTCGTTGGTAAGATGGAATCACTCTTAATCACTCCTTCACGTGATGACGCTTCAACCGCTACTGTGGCACTGTCAATTCAGTCAGACTTTTATGGTCCTTATACTTTGACCGCTACTAGCTAACAATGGTAGCCCCTTTCGAGGGGCTTCCCTCATCAGGATATAACAATGAATAAACCATTTTCAAATGATTATGTTGTAAAAGAAACGCTAAAGCACATGCAAGCGTCTATTGCTATTTCAACACAAAAAACAATCGCTAGACTACAAGAGTTTCAAGGTCAACCAGAAAAAATGAAAGAGATTATGGCTACACTGTCTAATCTAGGACGTTTAAATTCTATGATTGAGTCGATTCGCGAAAATAATACAGATATTTTAGGAAAAGAATAATATGAAAAATCTTCTAAAAATTAAACTACCAACTAAAAAGTATAACTTTATGGGACAAAAGGACTCTGTAGAGATCCGTAAACTTTCTGCTCAAGAAGTTTTAGATTTCCAGACCTATGTTAAGTCTATTTCTGCTAAAGATGAAAAAGCTGAACAAGATGCTGATGCTGGACTTTCTGTTCAATTCTATTTAATTCGAAAAACAGTAGAAGGTGCAGAAGATATCACCGATGCAGAACTAAAGAGTTTTCCACTAGAAGATCTTTCAAGACTTACAGAAGAAATTTTAAAGTACTCAGGACTTGATACTAGTAAGACTGAGGGAAACGACTCACCAACGAAGAAGTAAGTTACTATGAAGTAGCTTATCATCTTAAGAAGACAGTAACAGAAATAAAAGAGTTGCCTTATGAAGAAGTTTTAGGTTGGTTTGAATTCTTTGATAGATTCCCACCAGAGTGGAGAGCAGATCGTAGAGCAGCTATTATTTCAATGTCTATGGCAGGAGATAAAGTTAAACCTGAAGATCTGTTTGATTCCTTAAGAGTAATTAAAGATCAGATGAACAAAGTTAATTCTGAAACAGCTAGTGTAAGCTCAAGATTTGTTGATAGATTTAAACACTTATTCACAGAAAAGGTAGATTTTATCAATGATTAAAACAAGAATAGTCTTTGATAGACATGCTTTAGAAAAACAAGTAGCTAACGAAGTTTTAAAAGAAGTTAATGATATAAGTAACCTAATCTTATATGAATTGAAACTTCAAACGCCAGTTGATACAGGTGAAGCAAGAGCTTCCTGGACTAAACACATGGAGAAAGATAAGCTAGTTCTTGAAAATGATGAAAACTATATTTTTTATGTAAACAGTGGAACTTCTAGAATTGCTCCTAGAAATTTTATCGAAAGAGTATGTTTACAATTCGGAAAAGCAGCAGGGCCAGTAGCCTTGCTAAAATAATCAATACTACGCCCCATGATTTTATATTGTGGGGCATTTTTTTAGGAGGCCTAAATGACAGTTTATGTCGATTTTGAAGTAAGAGATGCTAATGTTAGGTCTTCAGTAGATAATATTAACAAGTCTATAACTAGATTAGCTTCTTCTACTGGTAAGACCAGTAATAATATGGTGAAATTAGATAGTACTAATTTAAATCATTTAAATAAACAACTATCAAGTATAAATAACAACATTACAAAAATAAGTACTTCTTCAACTGAAGCAATTTCTAAAATGAAAACTCTTGCAGTTTCAGTTGGTGCTGCTATTACTGGCGCTTTTGCAGGTACCGCTTTTACTAGAGCTGGAGACTCTGTTACAAATATCAATAACAGACTGGCACTAATCGTCGGGAGAGGAAAAGAGCTAAATGAAGTTAGACTACAACTAGAAAAGATTTCTAGAATTTCCAAAACATCTGTTTATACCGGTCAAGAAGTATTCAGTAGAATGGGTATGGCTTTAAAGGGTAAGTTCCCTACAACAGATCTTCTAAAAGCAACAGAAGCTATTCAGTTAGCTGCAAAAATTGGTGGTGGTTCTGCAGAGTCTGTAGATGCTGCCCTTATTCAGCTAAGCCAAGCTTTCTCTGGAAACTTTAGAAATGCTGGTGCAGAACTGATGTCCTTACAAGAACAAGCACCAAAAGTAGCTATGGCTATTGCCGATGGTCTAGGTATTGCTTATGGAGATCTAAGAACTTATGCTGCTGATGGTAAACTTTCTACAGATCTTGTTATGAAAGCTTTAATCAATCAGTTAGGTTCTCTTCGCAAAGAATCTGCTTCTATGGAAGGTACTGTTGGAAGCTCTTTCATGGTTCTAGGAGAGTCTGTTACTAGATTCTTTGGTGAAGTAAACCGAGGTATGGGTACTAACAAGCGGTTAGTGAATACTATTGATGAGTTAGCTTTCTCTTTCTATTATCTAGCAAGATTTGTTGCAAAAGACGTATCAATAGTAGTAGATCATGTTCTTGATTTCTTTTCAAAAATTTATAATTCTGCTAAACTATTTTACAATAACTTTGGTAAGCCTATTGTAGACACCTTCAAAAAGCTAGTAGCTTCTGTGTATGCAGTTTCTCTTGATATTTGGAGTAGAATAGAAAAGCCTATTGCAGATTTTATAGGTAGACTTAAGACTCTATTTTGGGATTTTTATATTTGGCTTGTAGGTAATTCTGTTTGGCCTGACACTTGGGACGAAGTAGTTCTTCTTGTAAAAAATCTTTGGCCTCGTATTCAAGGTGGTATCAGTACTTTCTTTGCTAAAATAAAAGGTGCTTTTTTAAGATTTCAAGACTTCGCTATTGTAGCTTTAGCTACTGTTTTTAACTTTGTTGATTCTATTGACTTTGAAACTTTAGTAAAAAAGTTTGAAGAATTTACAGGCTATATTTCTGAAATTAATTTTAACAAGTATTTTGCTTTAGCTGTTCTTGGCTTAGCAACTGTATTTAGTACTACACTAAGAGCTGTTTTAATTACAAACATTAAAAGAAGTTTGCTAATAGCTAGCACTTTCCTTCTAGATTTTAGTTTCATACAAGGAGTAGCTATTAGCTTTGCTAATGGATTAACTGATTATCTATATGATGCTCTTATTGGTGAGTCTAAGAAAATAAGTAATAATGCCATGAGTAAGATCATGGAAGGTATGTTTCTTAAAGCCGAAGGAGATAGTGAAAGACTTATACCAAGGCTCTCTAAATCTTTTGGTAATCTCATAAATGCAGTAGGTGTAGGTGTAGGTGGTACTCTTATTCCCTCTATTTTCACTAACTTAAGTACAGCTGAAGCTGAAAATGCCGTAAAACGTTTTGCTACTCCTATCGGTACTGCTATTGCTCTTGGATTACTAGCTATTATGAGTAGCAGTTTTAGGAAGTACAGTAGTACTTTCTTAGCATTTGTTTTTAATGTTGGTGAAGCCGGTATGTATAAACGAATCAACGAGCACGTAGGTAATATTGGTACTTTTTATAAAAGAGCTATTACTGCTAGTTTAGCTTTAGCTGCAGGTTATAACTTAGGTGCTATTATATCTGATCAACTACAGTTAGGCCAAGGCTCTGTTTTAGATATAGCAACTAAGCTAGGTACTGCAATAGGTGTCACAATTATGCAAGATGCCGTTGTTGGTATGGCAGAAGGTAAAGATAAAGGTACTTTTGCTCATAGTCTTAAGAGAATAGTGATAGCCTCTCTGGTTGGTTTTAGTTTAGGTAGTTTTGCTTCAGATTTATTAATAAAACCCTTACTTGAGTCAATGACCAATGCTCCTCTAAGTGCTAATGCTGCAAAGTACACAGATATAGCTGCTTCTGTTCTTACTGGCGTGGCTTATTTCTTTGGCGAACCTTTAGCTAACAATACCTATGAATACCTTAAAAAGCAGGGTTCAGCAGCTATGTCTAGAATGACCGGCGCTATCGGTTCTGGTATGAAGAAAAGGACTGGTCAAGGTACTCTAATGAGAGATCTTGGTGTTTCTCTTGGTTTTGGATATCTGAGTTATACTATTGCTAGCAATATGATTGCTGAGTCTAATATTGCTTTGTCTCCAATGCAGGAAGCAGGAGTTTACATTGGTACTGCTTTAGCTGGTGAGCTGTTTGCTATGATAGCAAAAAGTTTACTTAAGAAGATACCAGCTAATTTAGTTCAAAATCTAGCTAAAAGTTTTATAGCAAGAATTAAAAAGCTATTTGGTAAATCTTTTGGTAGAGGTGCTTTTGCTGGCTTATTTGTTGGTTTATTTGCAGTTATTAGTTCAGATATCGAAGGAGAACTTAACTCTCTTGTAGGTGACCTTATTGGTATTAAGATTGAACCTCGTAGTTGGCAAGCTCAAGGTGTATTCTTTGGATCTATTATTGTATTTGGGTTAGTAGGTGGTATAGTAAGTGCCTTAGGTGCCTTAGCTACTACATTAGTAACTGCAATTGGAACTTCAATTGTAACAGCAATAGCTGGCGTAGCTGCAACAACTTTTGTAACTATAGGAGCAGTTATCGGTGGTGTAGTACTTCAAACTATGTCAAAAGGTTTAACTGGAAAAGGTATAATTGAAAGCTTTATTCCTGTCGGTTACGAATGGATTGGTAAAATTCTTGATGTTATTGCTACTGCAGCTTTAGCTTTAATCTTAATTGGTTTTGGTTGGCCTGTTGTTGTAATTGCAGCTATTGGTTTAGCTATTTGGCAAGCCTTACAATCTTACGATATCATAGATCAAGCTGCTATTAATACTTTCTTTCAAAATATTTGGGATGCTATTACTTCTAGTGTAGACGCTATTATAGGTGCAGGTAAAAGTATTTGGGAGTATATTCTTGATTTCAAAGGTTTAAGTTTCACCGAAATGGGTGCTAAAATTGCTAGAGATATCTTTAAAGGTTTAACTAGTTTAGGTGCCACTATCAAAGACTGGTTTAAAAGTTTATTTAATATACAAGTTGGTCTTAACTGGAATCAAGAAACTCAACAAATCTCAGCCCAAATGAATGACGTATTTGGAGGGCCTACACCACAAGAAAGAGCAGCTACACATAGAGCTACAGGTGGTTACATTTCAGGCCCTGGTACCGGTACTAGTGACTCTATTCCAGCTATGCTTTCTAATGGTGAGTATGTTATTAATGCTCAAGCAACTAAAAAGTTTGGACCTTTACTTCAAAAAATAAACTCTGGAACTTACGGTAAGTTTGCTGCAGGTTATACTCCTGGATCAACTACTTCAGGATATACTCCTGGAGAATCTACTACTAGAAGTAGTGCAGATCCTCAAAATTTCGTAGAAGCAGTTATGGCTCTTTGGAATGGAACTGCTTCAAAAGAAACAGAAGCTGCTGCTCTAGCACAAAAGCAACTAAATGAAGCTAATAAAGAAAGTACAGTAGTAACTAAAGCGTTATCTAAAGAAGCACAAGCTGCTGCAGACAAATTAAAAGAAACTAAAGATGCACTAAAAGATATCTCAAAATCTCTAGTAGATATGACTACTATGGATGTTGTTTATTTTGCAAAAGTAGGACAAGCTGGCGCAGAGTCAATGCTAACTTCTTTTCAAGAAAATGTAAATGGCTTACTAACAGGTGAGTTAAGCTTTAGTGGTGCTTTAGATGGTTTGTTGAATACTTTTACAAACCAAATGATTACTAGTTTTTCTAATAGTCTTGTTTCTTCTTTATTTAATAAGTTTGATTTAACTAGTGTATTTGGAAGCTTATTTTCTGGTAGTGCAAACTTAGGTGCTAAAGCAGGTGGTGGAGTTCTTGCTCCTAATGCTGCAGGATTGATCATGGGCGGTACACCTGTTTATGTAGTAAATTCTGGTGCAGGCGGTCTTGGAGGTATTCCTGATGCTACTTCTCCTACTGGTCCTGCTTCTGCTGCTGCTCCTGGAGGCGTAGGTGGTTTCTTTACCTCTATGATCTCTGGTTTTAAATCTATGTTCTCTGGCCTGTTTTCAAGCCTAAGTGGCATGCTTTCAAATGTATTTTCTATGTTTGGAGGCGGAGGCGGCGGCCTTGGTTCTATCTTCTCACTCTTTACAGGGGGAGGAGGAGGAGCAAATCTTACTAGACGAGCTACAGGTGGTAAAATCTCTGGTCCTGGTTCAGGTACTAGTGACTCTATCATGGCAATGCTGTCTAATGGCGAGTATATCGTTAATGCGGCTACCACCAAAAAGTGGTTACCTTTCTTAGAACAAATTAACGCTAACA